TGTCGATTTATTTATTCGGTTGGTGGGGTGCGATTGGTTGTCTTGTCATAGGAATTTGTGGAACGTTGTGGATTGAAATAAAAGGACTGGAATGAATCAACACAAAATGTATCGAGTCATTAAATTGATTAATTTGATGAAGGAAAAACCACGAACGGTCATGGCAATTTCAAGATATTTGAATGTCAGTGAAAGAACCGTTTACCGATATTTTCATTTATTCCGGGAACTTGAATACAAAGTGAAATGTGATATTTATTACAAATACTATATTGAAAATGAAGAAGGAAAATAAAGAACGACTTGACGCGCTGAAGCTGGCGAATGACATCGAAAGACATCCGTCTTTTCCGAAAGATTATTTCGTAAAGAAAAAGTGGGACGACAAGACCGCAAACGGATTGACCAAGGCAATCACATCGTTCATCCAGTTCAACGGCTACCAAGCTGAACGAATCAACACAATGGGTGTCGCAAGGGAAAACAAACGAACGGACGGGAAAGTCATCGGTGTGACATGGACGAAGGGAACAACCACGGCTGGTTCAGCTGACATTTCAGCGACTATTCGTGGACGTTCGGTCAAGATTGAAGTCAAGGTCGGAAAAGACCGTCAAAGCGAAGCACAAAAGCGATACCAAGAATCAATCGAACGCGCTGGTGGTGTGTACATGATTGCGCGTGATTTCGATTCGTTTGTTGAATGGTTCGATGAATTCGTGAAGCAATGATTGAAATCACAATCACACAAGAACAAATCTTGCGTGCCGAAATGCTATACAAATTCAAAGCACTGAACAATTCAATTCGTGAAGGTGACGGAAATTTGACTGGTGCGCTTGGTGAAATCGTGGTCTTTGATTACTATACGAAAAAAGGTTGTCAAGTCGAACATTGTCAACACCATGATTTCGATTTAATGATTCAAGGTTACACGGTTGAAATCAAAACGAAAGGTGTCAACACTATTCCGCTACCAGATCACACATGTCATGTGTCTAATTTCAACGCAAAACAAGAATGTGAATTTTATTGCTTTGTCAATGTAAAAAATGATTTTACGAAAGCTTGGTTGAAAGGAATGATTTCACGAACTCGATTTGATTCAATCAAGCAATTAAAAATGAAAGGTGATTTCGACAAAAATTTTCAATTTAGGTGTGACACTTGGATCGTGTTGAATTCTCAATTGACAAAAATTAATTGAAAATGTTTCACGAATGAAAAATTTGTTTATCTTTGGTAAAATTTTAATTCTTTAATTATGGCGACAACAAGAAAAACGACCGAAACGGTCACACCTGAAGCACCGAAAGGATTGTTTCACAAGCTTCATTCAGCGAAGCAACACATCGGAAAGGTAGCGAAGAACGCAACGAATCCACATTTTAAGAAAACATACGCTGACATCAACGCGTTGCTTGAAACGGTTGAACCTATTTTACTTGAAAACGGCTTGATTCTTTTACAACCAGTCAAAGCGAATCTTGTCTTCACGCAAATCATTGACATCGATTCAGGTGAATCAATTGAATCATGCATGGAAATTCCAGCTACAATTATTGATCCACAAAAAACACTGGCGTGCATAACTTATTTTCGTCGTGGAACGCTTCAATCGCTGTTGTCGCTTCAGTCAACCGACGACGACGGGAACGAAGCTTCACGTCCTTCAAGCAAACCAACCATTGACGAAGAACGATTCAAGAATGCTTTGAAGGCAATCGCTGACGGAAAGTTCACGGTTGATAAATTAAAAGCGACTTATTCGTTGACACCTGAACAAATCAATCAATTGAAATGAAAGAAATGACCGCGGAACAACGCGCAAAGTATTTGTTTGAATTGTTCGATTTCATCGAATACGATTCGAAGGTGAAGACATTCATGACACGCAAATCATGCGCGTTGATTCTGGTTCAAGAATTAATGAAGGACGTTGACATCAAATCGCGTGACTTCATTTATTGGTCAAATGTTAAACTAAATTTACTTGAATTATGAAATTTATAAAATACGTTCGAATGTGGATTGAAGATAGTGTTGAAGCTGAAGGTGGCTTCTGGTGCTACATGGGAATGGATGAAGACGGTTATTTGTGGGAATTAAACGAAAACCGTGAAAGTCATTTCGCTGACAAAGTGAATGACACCTTGGAACAATATGTTGAATGGGGATATAAAATCGAAGAAATATGAAATGGCGCGCATCGCAAATTGGAAAACTTATGACAACGTCCCGGTCAAAAACGGATGTCTTGTCACAAACGGCAAAGTCGTATATTAATCAAATCGCGAAACAAGATTTTTATGGTTATGAATCACCGATAATTAATCGGTATTTGGACAAAGGAACAAATCAAGAACTTGAATCAATTCAGCTTTTGAACGCGGTTCGGTTCGAAGATTTCCACAAGAACGCGGTTCGTAAAACAAACGACTTCATGACTGGTGAATGTGACATTGTCACCGTGTCATCAATCATTGACATCAAAACAAGCTGGTCGCTTGACACGTTCCCGGAATTGCCTGAAGACATCGATTCAAAGGAATACGAATGGCAAGGTCGCGCGTACATGTATCTTTACGACAAACCTGAATTTGAACTTGTTTATTGCATGGTGTCAACGTGGGACGAATTCTTGACGCAATACGATGACAAAGCGCTTCACAAGGTTGACCACATTGATCCAGCGAAGCGAATCACTTCGATGTTGTTTGAACGTGACCTTGAACTTGAACAACAAATGATTGAACGTTGTCAACTGGCGACTGAATACTATCTGGAACGAATATCTAAATTGAATAACAAATGAAGAAATTTTTCATTCTGGAATGTCATTCCGAAGAACTTGACACCGCGTTTTTCATTACTGAATATCTAAACAAGCTTGGTCATGATTACACGATTTCGGTGACCAGCAATGAAGGTCAATTCGATTTGAAATCGGTGTCGATTGATGAATTCAAAACATTTAATAATATACAATAACATGAAACAAACCGCAACGAATTACTTGATTGAACAGCTTTCATTGAAAACAATGGCTGAACATATGCCGTGGGTGGCAAAAATTCTTGACACCGCGATTGAAATGGAACAAGAACAAATCATTGAAATATCGCTTTATCACAAAGGTCAAGGAATTGAACGAGAATGTATTGAATCCTATATTCAAGCGAATTATGGAATCGAAGATTGAAGACACCGTGTTGCTTGCGGTCATGTCGAAGTATTATGAACGTTCACAACGTGGTGTTGAAAAATACGGACACACACTTGACCGAACTGACATCGATTTGATTGGTTGGTTGAATCACCTTCAGGAAGAACTTATGGATGCTACACTTTACATTGAAAAGTTAAAAAAAGAACTATGAAACAAACAGCAGTAGAGTGGTTGGTTGAGCAGATAACTAATGGAGACATTTCAGCAAGACAAGCTATCCAACAAGCCAAAGCAATGGAGAAAGAGCAGATAATTGAGGCTTATAACACATCATTTTTATTAAGAGATAAGCCATATTCAACAGCAGAAAAATACTATAAACAAAAATATGAAAGCAACACTTGAATTCAACTTACCAGACGAAGACGCGGAATACTATTGTGCAATGAAAGGTCAAGCGATGTTGAACGCGTTGTTTGAAATCAACACCGAACTTCGCAAGCTTTGGAAATACGAAGAACTGAACGAAGACGAATCGAACATGGTTGAACGAATCCGGGAACAATTCTTCGACATCCTTCGGGAAAATGAAATCAATCTGGACAAATGAAATACGCAATCATTTTCACGTCCGCGGTCATTATGGAAATATCTTCGACATTTTACATTCGATTTGTCGCGGACAAGAACACGATCGGAATGATTGTCTTCGCTTTCATCGCGCCATTCTTGACACTGGCTTTTGCTGGCTACATGGTTGAAAGCAAAGAATGGAATGAACGAATCAAAATGGCTTTTTCGCTGGCGTTCGGTTACGTCGTCGGCGCTTTAATAGTAA